GAATCAATGCTGCAATTTATATATTTTGCGGCATTAATTCTTGAATTAAAACTAATAATTTTTTGAGTGTGTTTATTTTTTAAAAACACTTGCTTGTTTCCCCAATATTCTGGACTTTTTCTTGATTGGCTAATAGCCAAGCAGTGTTCGGGACTTTTTTTCTTTCCTTTCATAGCTCTGCTAACACCTTCACCTCTTAATTTTATTATTTCTTTAGAAGGTTGTGGATATTTTTTGCCTAAATTTGCTCCTCCGTTTCCTCCCGTGGCTTGGGCTTTTATATTATAACCTTTTTTAATTGTATCAAAACACTTAATGTAATGCTCTTCTCTTGTTCTACATTCTAACACATTTGTATCAACTATTTCTAATACATCAAAAACAAATTTATCCAACCCATATTTTAAAATTGCGTTTTGTAATTTTGCATTATAATACGTTTTTTCTTGAAACGCGTATTCATTATATCGAGCAACAATGCCCTTATTATTTTTTCTGAACGCACTACCAATATACATTTTTTTTGTTTGAGTATTCGTTATGCAATATACACCGTTGCCAATAATATATTTTTCTTTGTTTGGAAATTTCATATTTATACTTAATACTATGAACAGTTTTATAACGTCTGAAACGCCTCTTAAGAGAGTCTTTTTATAGTTGAATTTTTAAAATTTTATAAGAATGTTAATACATGAGTAATCTAAAAGACATATTTGGTGATATTGATAAAATGAACCCAGACGGAGTAATGTTGGAAGACGCTTCTATTTCAACTCCATCTGATTGGATTGATACCGGATCAAAGGCTCTTAATGCAATTATTTCAGGCTCCTTGCATAAAGGAATTCCCGTAGGAAGAATCACAGGGTTTGCTGGACCATCTGGAGCTGGAAAAACACTCATCATTAACAAGGTCCTTGCAAATGCTCAAAAGAAAGGATATATTGCAGTCATTTGGGATTCTGAGGTTGCTGTAGACAAACAAAGTGCTAAGAATGTTGGCATGGATTTGAAGAAAACTAAATATTATCCAGTCGAAACAATCGAAGAATGCCGAAATCAGATTTCCACATTTTTAGATAATGTAATTGCTGCAAACGATCCAAATCTCAAATTTATTATTTCGATCGACTCATTGGGCAATCTTGCATCTTCAAAAGAAATTGAAGATGCCCGTAAAGGCAAAGATGCTGCAGATGTAGGTCAAAGAGCAAAGGCAACAAAAAGTATGATGAGATCAATCACATACAAAGCAGCTAAAGCAGGAGTTCCTATTTTGTTCTCAAATCACATTTATGAAGGAATGGAAATGTTTCCTTCGCTAATTAAAAACCAAGCAGGAGGCAAAGGACCAATTTATCTTGCATCAGTATTGGTTCAACTTGCAACACGCAATGAAAAGGTTTCGGAAAATCCAGATGAGCAGTCGATCGGAATTGCAAACAACGTTTCTGGAGTTACAATGAGCGCAATGACGGTTAAGAATCGTATTGTACCTCCTTTTCTTAAAACCGAACTTTATCTTAACTTTAAAACTGGTCTTGATGTTAATACTGGACTGTTTGATTTAGCCTTAGCTCTTGGAGTAATTGAACAAGCTGGTAAGACTTATCAATTTCAAGGAGAGAGTGTTGGGTATAGAAAGAATATTGAAAAAGACCCAGCTTTTTGGGAAAAGGTATGTCCCATTCTTGAGCAAAAACTACAAGAGGAGCTTCGTTACGGCTCTGTTGACTCAACCGAATCAGCTGACGAAGAATGAGTAAAGCTCAAACTTCAACCAAACTGGATTTAGATTTTTTTGAATCCATTCTATTATACAATGCGCTAGGAGATACGGAATATTTGAGTTCTGTTATATCGTATATTGAGCCCTCGTTCTTCAATGACAAAAATATAGGTAGAGTTGTAGGTAGTATAAGCCAATTTTTTAACGAACGAGGTACAGTTCCAACTCTTACAGAAATTAAAGCACGTCTTACCTCAGAAGAAGACAAAAAGGCACTCGCAGACGTCAAAGTAAAATTGACTGCTTTGCAAGGTCCCTTTAATAAGGACGAGTTGATCTCAAACACGGAAAAGTTCTTAAAAGAAAGATTCATATACAAAACGATTCTGAATGTTGCTGAGAAATTTTCGGATCAATCATTTTCAATCGAAGATGCTTTAGGAGATTTTGAGAAAGCCTACAACATCACTCTTAAAGAAAACCTCGGACATTGGTATTTTGAAGATATCGAAAAGCACGTTAAAGATTTGGTAGCAATTTACAATCCAATTCCAACCGGTTGGAAGTTTTTTGACGATAAAACAGAAGGAGGGTTATTTCCCAAAACTCTTACGGTATTTGCCGGCCAAGTAAACGTGGGTAAATCGATTGTGCTCGGAAACATAGCTACAAACATGTTACTTGCAGACAAAAACGTTTTGCTTATCTCTTTGGAAATGTCGGAGTTCATGTATACAAAGCGCATTAGCACTCAACTCACTCAGATTCCTCACAACGATCTGAAAACATTTACAGAAGAGTTAAAGGAGCAAGTCAAACACATTCAAAGGAACATTAATGGTAAGTTGATTGTAAAAGAATATCCTCCAAAAACAGTTACGGTTAGACAAATAGACGGTTATATAACTAAACTGCAACATAAAGGATTTGAGCCGGATATTGTTGTTATAGATTACATCAATCTCATTCAACCTATTTCAAAAAACTTAAACTCATATGAATACGTAAAAGAAATTGCAGAACAATTGAGAGCGCTGGCATTCAAATACAAAATCCCATTTGTTTCAGCAACACAATTGAACCGTGGAGCGTTTAACACTGCTTCGCCGGGTATGGAAGGAATCTCTGAATGCATTGAAGTAAACCAAATCGTTACTTTGCGAGATGGAACAACAAAGAGAATAGGAGATATAGAGTTTGGAGATCAAGTGACTTCCAATGACGGCTTTAAAACTGTTACTCAAGTTCATCACAAAAAAACTAAGCCTTGCTACAGAATTAAACTTAAATCCGGAAAAGAGATTGTCGTGAGCGACAAACACAAGTTTCCAACAAACCGCGGAAGAATATCTATAGTCGATGGAATTCGAGTAGGGGATAGATTAAATAGTGTAGCATGCAAAAGAAAAACTATATTAAGTGCAATAGCGAACCAGATTTTGACTCTTTTTTCAAAAGGTGGGGTAAAAATTTAAATAATTTCAAAGACATATTTAAATGGTATTGTTCAGAGTTTGCTTTATATCCTCTAACTCAATCTAAATTTCAAAACAGACTCAAAGTGGCTGTACAATTTGTTACTACGAACTCATCTGAGTCCGAAACCACTCTTAAATCTTTAATCAAGGAATATCACGACGAAAATACACCATTGACTAGACGATTGGATATAAGACATGGAGAAGGATCTGGAGTAAAATATACCAACGATCTAAAGGCAAAGGCAGTCAATAAAATTTCTTTTGGACGTATTGAATTTTGGCTAAACAAAGGACTTTCCTTTGAAGAAGCATCAAAACAAAAGCAAGCGTATTATGCTGAATTGAATAAAAAAGGCACAGCAGCATCACTCAAAATGCTTGCTGAAAATCCTGATATTAAAAAGAAAAAATACGAACAGGTTTCCAAAACAAAAACTCAGAGAAAAACCATTGAATATTGGATGCGTCAAGGCTGCACGGAAGAACAAGCTGTAAAACAAATAAAAAAGTATTCACCTCCTTCACACTCATTGCAAAGTTTTATTGAAAGGCATGGAGAGGAAATTGGTAAAAAGCTACACAAACAAACTTACGAAAAGCAAAGAAAAACAAAAATAGAAAAGTACGGATCGTTAATGCTTAATGGATATGTATCTAAAGCTTCCATTAGATATTTCAAGCCATTATATAAATTGTTAAGAAAAAGTGGTATTCTCAAAACAGATATACTCTGGGGCATCGGCAAGCAAAGAGAATTTACTACCTTTGATAAAGAAACAAATAAAAATTATGCTTTTGATTTTGTAATTAAATCAAAAAAAGTTATTATCGAGTATAATGATGCGTTTTGGCATGCCCGAGACAAAAGCGAGTGGAAGAATCCTATGGTAACGTACGAACAGTCTCAAGAGCGGGACACTAATAAATTAAGAGTAGCTTCTAAACTGGGATTTGACATTATCTATATATGGTCAGATAATCTACCTAATAT